GTTTCTAATGAATATATCATATACCAATTACACTTTTAGCATATTTTTGAATAAAAGGTAGGATGTCTTTTTGTATAACTTCTTTTAGATTTTGGTCATTTAATCCCATCAAGTTTTCAGAAGTTAAAAACTGTTTCTTACCGCCATCACCAACACCTGTTGAAAATATAGTAGCTAAATCATTTGTAACAGTTAAATCAAATCCATCAAAGAAATTATTAAACCAAGTAAAGTTATATGAATCTCCCTCTTTTTTAGGTGTGGGTATCCCATCTCTATCTGCAAATCCTTGTGTACTTGGTGCATAAGTGCCTACAATTTGACCTTTTACATTTTCTCCTTTAACTAATTGTAACTTATTTGCTTTTATTATATCTCCTTGTGCTTTTTTAACTGCTTCAAATACCTTATTTACTACTACGCTTGGCGTTAGTTTTTCTATTCTTTTTATTTGTTCTAAGATTGTTGCCATTTAATTTATAAAATATCTTAGTTAGCTCATCCTCATCATCTATTACCGGTAGATGCATCTTCAAGAATAATGATAAGGACTTTGGTTTATAGTCCTTATCAAAATCTATTCTTGCTTTTCCTATCCAGAATTCCATTATGCTGTTACGTATGAAATTACTGCTGATTTGTAATTATCAGCACCAATAGTAGATATATTTAATTGTACTTTACCAGATGTTGCAGCATTAGTAGCAACAAGTGCGTAAGTACCATTTGGACTTTCTGTTGCACTTGTAATAGTAACTGCTGTTCCAGCAGCGTCTTTCAATGTGAAATTTGTTTTTGCTAAACCAACTAAAGCAACATTTTCTCCTTTAATTACTAATTTAACATTAACAGTTAATGTTCCTGTTGCTTGTGTGGCTGATACAATACTAAGGTCTGTTAAAATAGCACCTTTCTTATCAATTAGATTGAAATCAGGTTGTATAATAGCAAACTCTTTGTCTAAATCATCGACATTTGCTTGTTCTATAACAATATTAGTTTGACTTACTGCATCAAATGTTTGTGTTGTTTGTGCATTTACGTAAAAACGAGATGCTTTTAATCCGTCATAAAGTCCTGCTGATTTTGTATGACAAATTAAATAATTGTCTGCTGTTAAATAAAATATATTCCAACTTCTATCGGAATAAGATTTTAATCCACTATGTGTTACTATACTTTCTATAAAGCTAAACATAGTTTTTCTACGTTCTTCTTTATTTTTGATAGATGTACCGTTTGGTAGTTCTTGATAGCCTGCCTCTACGTTCTGTGGCTCTATTGCCACTACTTCTGGAAATGGAATAAGACTACCTGCTAAGATAGATGTATCCCAAAAAGATTCTAATTTTAAATTAGCTGCTGTAGCTGAAAAGCTATCTTTCGCTAAAAAAAACTTAACTACAGCCCCCAAAGACTTTGGACAAGACCCTGAACCTGTACCTAGCAAATCTGAACTACTTTTGCATAATTCACTATAATTACTCATATTCTTAATTTTTAATAATTGTTAATTGTTCCTGTTATTTTAAATACAAAAAATGGATAAATAAACTTTAATTCACTTATATCAAATCCATCTAATGCTTTTTCTCCTTTTGTTATTTTAGATACTCTCATAAAACTTTTAATATAATGTAAAACAAACAAAGAAAAAATGTAAACCATTAATTCTATCATCTGTTAATAGAGATTTATATTCACTATTCCCAATGTATGCTCTCGGATGAATAATTCCATTTAATGAATTGACATAAACTCTACCGTATGCATTTATTTTGCAATTATAATCTACTAATAGATTATCATATAAATACTGTTCAGCAGATTGTATTCTTTTGTCTATCCCTATTGGATTTATTTTTTTGTATATCAAAATATTGTACTAACTCTTATTGCATTATTAAAATAACCAACTTTTAATTTGTTAATTTCCTTAGAAATCAATCTTATTTCACCTATTAAAGTAGGTCTTAATCCTGTTATTTTTAAAACATTATCACCACCTGTACCCTCAATTTCTGCTAATATTTTTAATGTCTGTTTTTCAGCATTAATTTTATTAGTATTTGTTCTAAGTGAATTTATTTGCTCCCTTAATATCGCTATTGAAAATTCCATTTCTAATGCCCTAGCAAACAATGCTTCATTGTTAATAATAAGGTCTGTAAAATCTTCATATATTGTTATATCTGGATTAATTCCAATATCTTCATATAAACTAGCTTCAAGGGTTAAATCGAATAATGTCTCTGTTGAATGACCACTAACTTTTACTTTTTCTATTTCTAAATTAGAAAAATTTGTCATTTCTTTAGATTCTTCATAATCCCTTTTGTAAGGTATCGGTGTTGTTGCTGTTTTAATATAACCAAGATAATAATCTCCCTTATATGTTATATCAGAATTATCAACTTTCCAATCTAATATTTCTTCTTGTGTCGAAGATGTTATTGTTATATTTTTACTTTCAATTGGAGTGCTTTTTGATGTATTAAATAACATTAATTTAAAAGTACCTGTTGTAGCAAAATCTAACAAAACTCTTTTTATTTCAAAAGCAATATCATTTTTTTTGTTAACTTCTATTTTATAACCTACAAAACCATCAATTAATGTTTCTTGGTTAATTTTATTTTGAGCATTTTTATAAAGTAGATTTCTATCTAAATAATCAAATTTATTAAATACTTTATGGCATAAACTAACTATACTTGATTGTTGTAATCTTTTTAAGTACAGATTAAAATTTAATCCAGAAATATCTTTATAATCTTGTGAATCTTTTAAGTATTCTAACTTCACATAAGCATTGTCAGTAACATAATAACCACTACGACTAATTTGATTATCAGCATCTAATATGGCATAGTTATAGTTAAAAGGTTGTCTTAACCCAACCAATCCATATAGTTTTGTTGATATTTTATCTACTCTAAACATTTATACTAATGCAAATGCTTGAAAAACAGTTTCATTAATTGTTGTCAATGGTGCATCAACAAAAGATTCATCAATAGAAACTTCATATTGAGTTACTATATCTTGTGCGCTACCATTAGCTAGGCTATCATCTGCACTAAACATTTCTGTATGTACAGCGTAAGGTAATCCATCAATAGGATTAACTATTGAGCTAAAATTAGCAACAGGTGATTGAATACCTTGTCTGTTTTGTTTTGGAATCCAAGGTAATACACCAAATGTTCCCATTTCTGCAACTACCCAAAATCCTTTAGAATAAGCAGCTACTAAACCAGCACCTAAAGCACCTAATTCAATAGAATGGATAAATGTAACACCATTAAATTGGAATGATAAATTTGTTTGATTACTAGCTCCTTGTGCTGCTTGGTATAAGAATTTATTATACGAAGTAGTATCACAGAAAACAGCTAAATTCCCACCACTATATTTATTTACAGCCATTACTGATTTAGTGATTTGTATTGCTCTGTTTTCATTTGTAGCAGATGTAATTTCAAAAACACTATCTGCTCCATTAAAAGTACCTTCTGCTGTTGCTATATTTACACCACTACGGTTTGCGAAAACGTGATTTACAGCTATCGTTTCAAGACCTTCTGCAAAATTAGATGCAATGTCTTGCATTTCTTGTGCAAGTTGTTCATCAATAGAATATATTGAATTATCAGCTTGTTTCATTGACGTTTTCATAAAATCTCTATAAGTGGTCCAAGATGGTGTTAAAGTTGATGTATCTCCTTTAACTCCAGTATGGCCAACACCTCTTGCGCTAACCGTTAACGCTCTTGAAGAACGTACATTGTAATAATTTTAAATTTTTAAATTAATAAATAAGTTTGCTTCTATTTAGACTACCGCCTTTGACCACTCCCTTAGCACAGGGATATATATTGTCATTTTAGAAAATATCTTTGTAAAGATATAAAATATATTTAATATAGTACATTAAAAAGCCCATACTTTCATATGGGCTAATTATTATATTTTTAAAGTACCGTCTTTAATACGTTTTTGCATTTCGAGGCTCATCTCTTGCGAGTTAAAACCTTTATCAGACATTTCTTTTTCAAATGCTTCAAAAGACCCTGCTTTAGCTTGTCCCTTACCTCCATCATCTCCCTTACCTCCCTCAACAGGTTTTAAATAAGGTTTTATGAATGATTGCATATATTCATCAACAGATAGTGGGTTTCTAGTAGTTTCATTTCTAAGAACAACACCATCTTTTATGATTTCAAACCCATCTTCTCCAATATTGAATTCATTTCTAGTTTTGAGAATTGCTAAAACATCATCTTTTGGTATTGTGATGTTTTCAGGTATTGATTTTAATAGTTTTGTATTTATCTCTCTATCTTGCGATTGTTTTTTAACAGTTTGTTCTAATCCTGTATATTTTTCTTGGAAACCTTTACTAACATCTTGTAGTTTTTCAAATTCAGTTTTTAGTTTTGAATATCTTTCTTCTGGCTCAATTTTAGATTCAGCCTCTATTTTTTCTTTGTAAGTATTTAATAGGTTTTCCATTGTTTTACCTTGGAAGTCTAGTCCTAAGTCTTTTCTAGCGTTTTTTATAGCTATTTCAACAGCTGCATTTGAGGTTTCTTTTTTAATGTTATTAATTCTAGTTTCATAATCATCTTTATTAAAAATTACTTTACTAGATAAATCAACAGTCAATTCATCTTCTGATGAAATCATTTCAGTAAGCTTACCAGCTTCTATTCCTAGAGATTGTTCAATCTCATTTAAATTTTTTATCATTATTTTAATTTTTCTTTTAATTTTTCAATACTCCAACCATTGAAGGCTTTTTTATTAAATTTATCTTCGTAAGATTTTCTTAAAATAGAAAGTTCATCTTTTTTATAGACTTTTTTCTTAGTACCTTTTTTTATAACATCAGTTAAAACATCTTTTAATTTATCAGCTACTTTTTCATCTTCTAATCGTTTTTTTGCTAAAATTTTTCCATATTCATAAGCTTCACTTGTTTCTTTTTCTAATTTTTCATGCCAAATACCATTTTCTAGACAATTTTTATTTTTTTCTTCAACATAATCACGAGAAAGTATTATCTTTTCTCTAATTAGCTTCTTAGATTCTTTAGAGAAATGATTACCATCTCTCAAAAGCTTGTACACGTTGCACATTACCATTAATTCTTTCATTGTATAATTGTTTTTAATTTACTTTTGTTGTAACTTTTGGAACGATTTTTTTCAATTCAAACCATTTATCATATTCAATAATTAAATCTTCTTTAGATTTAGTAAAATCATTTAAAGTATCCCACCATTTGCCAAATAAAACCTTTCTCTGCGCTTCAACTGACCCAAATATATCAAATACATCTTTTAAAGTTTGATGTATATATGGTTCTACCTTGCTTTTTAATAGGTTTTTATGTAATTCTACTGGATTTGTTCTATAAGTTGCTTGTAATAATTCCCTAAATAATTCGTCTAATATTACATCATTTTCTTGTGCTGCTTTTGATTCTGTATATCTTTTTAAAATAGTATCACTAGGCTCTATGACATAGTTTCTACCATAACTTATTGTGATGTTTTCTTCATCTACCGACTTGGCTCTATCTATATAGTTTAATATCCATTCAGATAATTGCCATTCTACGAATTCAGCATAATCAGCAAATTCATTTAATCTATTTTCAATTGGTTGTTTATTAAAAAGAACTTCTGTTGTTGTTTTTCTTCCACCAAATGTTTCTATTGAATTTAGTGGTGTTCCCCAAAAAGTCATTGTTGCATCACGCTCTAATGTTAGTAACTGATTACCAAACTCAATTAAAGTTGCTAAACTAGGGTCTATATGCCCCGCTATTTCTTTTGGTGCGACAACACCATCTGTCGTTGGCATTGGTAGTGTTACTATATCTGTAACATCCCCTTTTGTTAGATAACCTTTACCATCGCAACTATCACAAGTTTTATTATCTATTTTACCTCTACCTTTACAATCATCACATTCTGTAACGTAACGCCAATGTATTGGGAATCCTTGTGTAAATTTATATAAAGTTTTTATGGTTAAATCTCTTGCATATTCTTTCGCAATACCAATTATTGGTTCTATTGGTGATATAAAATAATTATCTCCAGTTTTTTTAAGATTAGAATTTATAATTGCAGGCACTTTACCAAAAGGATGTTGAAAAGATTCACTTTCTATTATACTTATGTCTTGACCGAGAACCATAAAAGTTCTATCATTATCATCATCTACAATTCTATAAGTTTCAATATCTAATCCCATAGATGATATTTTAACCATTTTAGGCTCAAAAATTACCCAATCTAATAACTGACCCTTCGCTTTGTAAGCTCTTATTGTATTAATACCCTTATACGTTGGGAAAACATCACTTAATGTATATTCTAAAAATATCAAACCATTAGGATCAACTATCTTTAGTTTTTTAGTTGCTTCATTTTGTACCCAATGAGAAAGTGTATTGTTGTTTTTTATATTTGATATTCTATGTAAAAATTGTTTTTTTACATCTTTATCTTTGATATCATAAACCTTGTTACCACCCGTAGCATACCAAATATTATCCATAGGCTGGAATAATCTTACAAAAAAATCTTGTATATCTCTAGCATACTTCTTTCGAGCTTTTGCTTTCTTTGAACTTTCTATAAATTCTATCCTATCTATTAACTCATCTTTAAAGTCGTCTCCATCAACTAAAGCATAGAGTGTTTTAGACTTATGTCTTAATTCCTCCATATCTCTACTGACTCTTAGATTTTCTCTTACTAAATTAATTGCTTGTTGTTCGCTAAGTATCATATATTAAAAATATTTACAAATATAATAAAAAATTACCATATTATTTTTTGTGCCGTTCTCATTCCTACCTCTGTTACCATTCGCATCATCATCATATCTGCAAAATCATAACTCTTACCCTTATTCCTCTTGCGATAATCAGCTTTCTTCTCTAACCTTATCTTTCCATCATCATCTAAAGGCTGCTTCCTTATTTGCTCGAATTCCTTAATAATTATATTCCTATATGTATTGTCCTCTATAAAAATTAATCCCTTATTTACCATTTCTGCTAACTTAAAATAACATTGCGTCTTTAAATTAACGTAATTATCATTTCCATAAGCCCTACCTCCATTTCTAAATTGTACAGCTCCTTTTAGATTCCCCTCCTTTGCACTATTCCTTACAAATAACCTCGTGCCATCTGCATCGTAAATAACATTACTAATCGGTACTCCATACTTTATCCTTAATTCATGTATCTTCTTCGATACTAAAACCTCACTAATCTTGTCTATCGCTATTACCTTCTCTAAAATAAATCCATCCCAAATACCTATCGCAAATATATCACTCCCCTCATAAGCTATATCTGCCGTTATATACCTGTTACCAGTCTTCTCTATATAACTATTCGTGTAAAGCCCTAAAACTTTGTTGTAATCAAATAAAGCTAAATTTGTATCATCATACTCCCAATTACCATAAACTAACCTCTGCATAGCACTCTCGTCATCCTTTAACCTACGTATCATCCTGTCTATGTAGTCCTGACCCATACTCTTGTTATCACCAACTAATGCCTGTATGAATTTTAAATGACTGTCTAAATTACCCTCCTTATGTGGTAAATAAAACTTATTATATAAAAAATTCTTGCTCGGATTACATGTCATTAATAACTTAGGCTTTAACTTATACTTCGTATTACCCCACCTGCCTAAACTATTCGCTAAACTCGTTATACATCGCTCATCATCTAACTCACCAGCCTCCTCAAACCAACCCCTTGTCATCTCCATAGACCCAAACCTTGCGTAATCAGGATCACTAGGGATCCACTTCGCATCTAAATAAAATACCTTACTCTTATTTGCTAAATTCCAAACGTTGTTCTTGCCATCAAACTTATACATCCCATCCTTTATCCCCCACATACTAAAAACCTTCTCTATTGTACCAGTAGTGAATTTTACTAAATCCGCTAACGTCTTCCTAGCTATGAAATACCTAGTGTTTGGATATAAAAAAGCATCCCCAAATATTAACTCTACACCCAAAATACTCTTGCCTCCTCCTTTGCCTCCTCCATATAATATCTCCTCTATATCATCATCTAACCACGCCTTTGCTGCATCTAACTGCTTGTCATTACCCTGTACGTTAAACTGTATCTTCATTGTTTTACCCATGCAACAAATGTACAAAAACTTTTCAAAATCCTAGAAAATTATTATGGGGGGTTAGAACGCTGGAATAAATATCATAATGGGGGTTATGGGGGGTGCAAATAATTATATAAACAGGTGGGGCTGGCTTGGGTCCTTGCAAAGTCAACCCTTTTGCCGATACTTTTTGACCCTTATGTCGATACTTTATATATATAAGTAGTGTACATTATCTAATAATTAGTTGTATATTTGTAAAAGAAATAAGGCATAAGCCACAACATTTAAACATAATATCATGACCAAGAAACAATTAATCTCAGAACTTATAGCCCTTGAAGAAAGAATTGAAATGGGTATGTTAGTTCAATCAGAAGCCAGAAATCAAATCAGAAATCTATACTTAGATATAAACGAGGTGTTTCCTGAAGGCAGCGATTCAAGTATGGAATGTTACGAATACTTAACCGAAGCTAACAACACCGCTCTTGATATGTATGGAGTAGAGTATCTTTAATCGAAACGCCATTAAGGCGTCCATTGTTAGGTCCAGGACAATGCTGAAGAGGTGGCCACAACACTTAAAACTAAATATCATGAGAACAACAACACAATTTAGCGTATTACTTGATTTTACAATTTACGGAAATGAATACACAATCGCGAAGTACAATTTCATTCAAAATCCCATTTTTATTGGTCCTCTTAAGGAATGTAAGGTATATATTTCAGGTCAAAAAAAATCTAAAATATAACACCATGAAACACCTAAAAACACTTCCAACGGGAGTAAGAACATACCAAGTAGGCAATGAAATCAAAGTACTTGCTAAAGGCGAGTTAACACGCAAAGAGCGATTAGCTAAACTATGGAGATCATTTAAAATAGAACTTGCAAAATGCGGCAGAGCTGCCGCTTATGCTATTAATCATTAAAAACCTTTAAAACAAATATCATGAAAACAACAATT